TACATTCCTTAATTATGAACAGTGTCCTGAATGTAGGTCTCGTAATCGTGACAACACTGGCGATAATTTGGCTAGGTATTCGGATGGTCATGGATTTTGTTTTTCCTGTCACCACTTTGAAAAGTCAGAAGAAGAAATAAATAAAGAATTTCCAAAAGCAAGAGGCAACATGATAACTGGTGAATATATATCTTTAGTTAAAAGAAAAATTGATAAACAAACTTGTAAACATTTTGGTTATCAAGTTGGTAAATATAATAATCAACCAGTTCAGATAGCACCTTATTATAACAAGGAATATGAATTAATTGCTCAACACATTCGCTTCCCAAATAAAAGTTTTATTTGGTTAGGTGATATGGATGAGGTTTCTTTATTTGGTCAAAACAAATGGAAGGATTCAGGGCGCATGTGTGTCGTCTGCGAAGGTGAAATTGATGCTCTTTCTGTTTCTAAAATTCAAGGAAATAGATGGCCAGTTGTTTCACTACCAAGTGGAAGTGCTTCTGCAAAAAAATATATTAAGAAATCATTAGAGTGGCTTGAAAAATTTGAAAATATAATATTTTTATTTGATTCAGACACCGCAGGAAAAAAAGCTTCTGTCGAATGTGCAAAATTACTTTCTCCTCGTAAAGCCAAAATAGGTACTTTGCCTCTTAAAGATGCTAATGAAATGTTAGTTAAAGGTAGAACTAAAGAAATCATTAACAGTATTTGGAGCGCAAGTACCTATACTCCTGAAGGAATTATTTCAGGCAAAGATACTTGGGATTTATTAATTCAAGATGATAGTAAATGCTCAGTACCTTATCTATGGGAAGGCCTAAATAATAAACTTAAAGGAATTAGAGTTGGAGAAATAGTTACTATTACTGCTGGCTCAGGTACGGGTAAGAGTCAAATTTGTCGTGAGATTAGTTTCGATTTAATTACTAAAGGTAATACTATTGGTTATGTCGCTTTAGAAGAAGGTGTATCAAGAAGTGTTAGAGGGTTAGTTTCTATACCTTTAAATAAATTAATTCATTTACCGGAAGTTAGAAAACAAATTCCTGAATCAGAAATAAAAAAAGCATGGAATAAAATTAAATCTAAATGTTTTTTCTTAGACCATTTTGGAAGTACAGATAGTAAAAATCTTTTAAATAAAATTAGATATTTAGTCAGAGGTTGTGGGTGCAAATATATTGTACTTGACCATCTTTCAATAATTATTTCAGGACTGGAAGGAGAGTCAGAACGTAGAATTATAGATTCTACAATGACAAATTTAAGGTCATTAGTGGAGGAATTAAAATTTGGATTAATTTTAGTTTCACATCTTAAAAGGCCACCTGAGAAAAAAGGTCATGAAGAAGGAGCTATTACTTCTCTTAGTCATTTAAGAGGAAGTCATGGAATAGCTCAACTCAGTGATGTTGTACTGGGCTGTGAACGTAACCAGCAATCAGATGATTATAAAGACACAATGACAGTTAGAGTTTTGAAAAATAGATATACCGGAGACACTGGTATCTGCACTTATCTACATTATGACAATGAAACTGGCAGGCTTTCAGAAGGCAAATTTAATGAAGAAAACGAAACTAGAGAAACACATTAATGATTTTATTAAATCTTATTTGGAAACAACTGAAGAATTTAATGAGTTAGATGAATCAGAAAAATTATATATTTATTCTATTTTAAGAAAACTTTTAAATTTAGTTTATCAAGTTCTTAAATATCCAAATGTATATCCAATTCTTTTAGTACAAAATAGTAAATCAAAAATAATTATTCTAAACGCATTTAAAGAAGTCGAACATATTATCCCAACAATCAACAACATAAAAGTGGAGGTCGTAAATTGAACAAATGAAGTTAATATTTGATATTGAGACTGATGGTCTAATATTATCTGTAACTAAAATTCATTGCATCGTAATAAAAAATATTGATACCAATAAAATATATTCTTTTAAATATGATGAAATAGATAAAGCATTAAAATTACTTAGTGATGCGACTTTGCTAGTTGGTCACAACATTTTAAAATTTGATATTCAGGTAATTAAAAAACTTTATCCTGACTTTAAATATAAAGCAGAGATATTTGATACTTTGCTTGTTAGCAGATTAATATATACCAACAGAAAAGAAGAAGATTTTAGACTGAAAGAAGTACCTACTAAATGTATAGGAAGACATAGTTTAGAAGCGTGGGGTTATCGAATAGGTTTAAGAAAAGGTGAATTTCTTAAGACCGGAGATTTTTCTAAATGGTCTAAAGAAATGCAGGAATACTGTGAATTAGATGTAGCTGTAACACATGAGCTATATAAATTAATTCTAAAACAAAAGTATTCTCCTGAAGCAATTCAGCTAGAACATAACTTTGCCGAATGTATTATTCGTCAAGAAGCACACGGATTTTTTTTTGATGTGGCTTCTGCAAAGAAGCTGTATGCCTCACTTGCAAACAGAAGGTCGGAGTTGGAAGAAATTCTAGCTTCGGCCTTCCTCAATTGGAAAAAATATATTGGTACATTTACTCCAAAAAGAGACAACAAAACAAAAGGTTATAAAGCTGGAGTAGGAATAAAAAGATATAAAGAAATTACATTCAATCCAAATTCACGTGACCATATTAGTGACAGGTTAATAAATAAAGGTTGGAAACCTAAAGTCTATACACCTGATGGAAAACCAAAAGTAGACGAAACAGTTTTAAATAGTCTTCCTTACAAGGAAGCTAAAATATTATCAGAACATTTTTTAATACAAAAAAGAATAGCTCAGTTGGCTGAAGGTAAGCAGGCTTGGCTAAAACTAGAGAGGAATAATAAGATTCATGGACAAGTCATTGAAAACGGAGCAATCTCGGGAAGATGCACCCACAATCACCCAAATATTGCGAACGTACCTTCTAATTCCGTTACATTTGGTACAGAGTGTAGGTCTCTATTTATCGCACCAAGTGGTTTCAATCTTGTTGGCTGTGATGTTTCTTCTTTGGAGTTATCTTTGTTGGCACATTTTCTTTTTCCTTACGATAAAGGGAATTTTAAAAAAGAATTATTGGAGGGGGATATACATTCCAAAAACGCCAAAGCTCTCGGACTTACCTCCCGTGCTCAAGCGAAAACTACTATATACGCTTATATCTACGGAGCAGGAAATGAAAAGCTCGGCAAGATTATTGAAGGAGGTATTAAAGAAGGAAAAGAACTTAGACGAAAGCTTTTAGAAAAAATTCCAGCACTAAAGAAATTAAGAGATGATGTTGTAATAACATTCAGAAATCAAAAATATATATTTGGATTAGATAAAAGAAAACTTTTAGCTAGAAGTGAGCACTCAATTTTAAATTTACTAATTCAATCAGCCGGCTCACTAATAGTTAAACAAGCAACAATTATATTACATAGGAAATTTAAACAATGTGGATTAAAAACAAATGACGTTCAAATGGTTGCTCATATTCATGATGAGCTACAGTTGCAGTCAACAAATTCTCTTGCTGATAAAATAGGAAAATTAGCAGTTCAATCAGTTAAAGAAGCTGGAGAGCATTTTAAAATTAGACTTCCTATAACAGCAAAATACAAAATCGGAAAAAATTGGAGTCAGACCCATTAAGATTAGATGGTTAGGTAAGAATATTAATAAATTATATGGTGTATGTAACTTACCTAGCCATTTAATTTTCTGGTGCCTCTGACCAGACTCGAACTGGTACTCCCAAAAGGGCACGGATTTTAAGTCCGATGTGTCTACCAAATTTCACCACAGAGGCAATTACAAAATTAATGTCAAAACCATTTACTAAATACGACTTTATCACTGACCTAGATTATGGCAAGGCTAGTGAGAAAACCATAGCTGGGATTTTAGGATTATCTGCAAAGGAATTTGAAGTCAAGACCGAAAGGGATTGGTGGACAAGAACTGGAAACATAGCAATCGAATTAGAATATAAAGGAAAAGCTTCAGGACTAAATATAACAGAAGCTCCTTATTGGATTCATGTTTTACAAGAAAAGGATGAGCCTTTTTGTTTTGTAATTATTCCAGTTAAAAAATTAAAAATCCTAGTCGAAAAATTAATCAAATCAGGTGTTGAGCCAAGAATGGTTGGCGATGGCAATAACAGTAAGTGCCTCATCGTTAAAAAAGAAATTTTACTCAACTACAAACTTTATATCCAAAAACAACAATAAGGAAATTATGATAAGAAAAATAAGAGCTAAGAAAAGAACACTCTTAGTGGATGGCGACATCATTTGTTATCGAATAGCAACTGCTATTGAAGAGCCTACAGAATGGCAAGATGATATGTGGACTCTTCATGCAGATGCTAAATTAGGTAAGGAATTATTAGAAAATACTCTAAACAGATATTTAAAAGAATTAAACTGTAATAATATTGTTGTAGCTTTATCTGATAAGACTAATTTTAGGAAAAAACTTTTTCCTGAATATAAATCTCATCGAAAGAAAGTTAGAAAACCAATAATTGTAAAACCTCTCAAGGAATATATTTATAAACAATATCCTACTTATCGTTTACCAGATTTAGAAGGTGACGATACTTTAGGAATTTTAGCTACATCTAAGTACAAAGATAATTGCATCATACTAAGCTCAGATAAGGATATGAGGACTATTCCTTGTTTTCATCATTTTATACACGACAACCAAACAGAGTTAGTAGATGAAAAAACTGCTGATTATTATTTTATGTTTCAAACTTTGACTGGAGATTCTAGCGATGGATATTCAGGAATAAAAGGTTGTGGAGCTATTAAAGCTGAAAGAGTTTTATATAACTCAGAAAAGACTTTGCCTTCAATGTGGAAAGCTGTCGTTGAAGAATACAAAAGAAATAATCTAACAGAAAAGGATGCTCTACTTCAGGCACGTATGGCCAGAATATTAAGAAGTTCTGATTATAATTTTAAAAACAAAAAACCTATTTTATGGAAGTTATGAGTCCATTTGAATTTATGGATGAACACGAACAAATAAAAAATCTTCATGACAGAATTAATAACATGAAGACTATTGATACAGCTCATCAAAAACTTAATGGAGAACTAAGAGAAGAAGTTAAGTCATTAAGAAATGATATGAAATTAAAAGATAAAGAAATTGGAAGAATGATGCAAAAAATTAATAAATTAGAAAGCAAATTAAAATGACACATAAAGATATGTTTAAATCATCAACTTATCATTCATTAGAAAGACAAGTTAATGGAAAACATTATTCCTCTTTTAAGATTCAACCGGCAGAATTTATAAATGAAAACAAAATCCTTTTTGCTGAAGG